TATAGGCCTTGAAATAAGCGAAATTAATTTGTATCCAATCGATGAAATCGAAAGATTTCTGAAATAGCGAGGAGGGATAGCATGGACCCCAGAGAGATTTTAGAGGCGTGTAAGAAAGCAAGCAAAGGGCCTTGGGGTAAAGTAATGCGCAAGGGCGACCGATTATATGTTGGCTCCGAAGAGAAACCGATAGCCGAGATATGTACTCTGTACGTTGGGGAATCGGAAGCCAATTTGCAGTTTATCGCCCTTGCCCGTACCGCTCTCCCGGAGCTTGCGCAGCGGGTGATAGAACTGGAAGAAAAGTGGCAGAGATTCATTTGCGAGGAAGCAGAACACCAAGAAAAGGTCTGCATTGCCGAATGTAGCAATCGCAAACACGGATACTGCTACGACATGCAAAGATGCGAGAAGCTTGAAGCCGAGAGCGCCAAGTTGCGGTTAATAGCCCAGAAGGGAGCGGTGAGTGATGAGCAACAAAGCCCTGAAAAGTTTGGCTGCGTGGGATTTGGAGCGTAACAAAGATTACTATCCCGCTGATGCAATGAATAAGGACGGTTGTTTTTATAACGGGCAAATCGGAAATTGTGGGCTAGAATGCCCGAGCTATCTATCGGGGGATTGCCCCATTGAGGACGAAGTTAAGGAAAGGGCTGAAGTGGATGGATAGGCTGACTGATAGAGATGATCTCAACCAAGCCGTGGTACATCCTCAATACTGCGGTGACGGCATAAGTTGGGAGGATTACATTGGCTTGCTGATTGACAGGCTTGCCGCATACGAGGAAACGGGCCTGACTCCGGAGGACCTGAAAGAGGGTCAGGATGCGCTTGGCAAAACACCGATGAGTCGGTTCCATGACATCATGCAGGCCGAGCAAGAAGGGCGGGTCGTAGTGCTGCCCTGCAAGGTGGGAGATACGGCGTACTGGGCAAGCAATTTTGGTAAAGCGGTAAATCACGGCAAAATTACGGCGGTTAAAATAAGCGGATTTGGCGTCGATCTGGAGATGGTAACATCTAAAGATCTGCCGTTTAAGCGAGAAGCCGAAAGGGTTTTTCTCACCCGCGAAGAAGCCGAGACCGCGCTAAAGGAGTTGAACACCCGTGACAAGTGAAGTGATGAAGGCCCTTAACACGGTATCGGAATACATCCTCACCGTTGAGCAGGAGAACACCCGCCTGGACCGGCTGGTGGACGCCATGGGGGAAGAGCTGGCGGCAGCAAAAGCAAACACCGGGGCCGAGGAAGTACTTGTACTGGTAGGCCAGATGGCAAATGCCTGGGAGCCTAGATTTGATGTACTGCCTGATGGCATACAGGCGATCATACGGGCTTACCGTGCATGGGAGAAAGGAGGCACGGCATGAGAGATTATAAGTTTCGAGGTAAGCGGACGGACAATGGGGAATGGGTTGAAGGATGTTATGCAGAGTTTATAAATTATTTAGACGGTAATAGCAAACCCGGTATACAGGTTATAAGGCAAGTTCCAAGTGACTTTGACCGCATGGTTCCGGCTTGGGAAACGGAATTAGTGGAGGTTATTGCCGCCACCGTGGGCCAGTACACCGGACTGAACGACAAGACCGACAAGAGAATTTTTGAGGGCGATATTTGCCGAGATAGTTTGGGTTGGATTTTTGTGGTCGTTTGGGACAGTGATAACGGTAGATTTTTAGGACGACACTCTAAGCCGAGGGGGGACACATACGTTTGCTATGTCGGCAGAGAACCTGCTATTGAGATCGTTGGGAATATCCATGACAATCCGGAAGGAGGCCCGGACGATGCAGACAAATAGAATCACGCAAAACTACTGGAAGTACCGGGTAGAGCCGGTAAAGGCTACCGATAAGCCCCGGAGGGAGAAACAGAGCTTTGTTAAGGTGCTCAAGAAGCAGGCTAAATCCGACCCGCTAACGAGCGTAATGATAATCCTAGGCTTTATTTTCGGTACCGCCATGGTTGTTTCGCAGGCGCTGATTAGGTTCGGGGTTCTTACTGGCCCGGTGTATTTGTAGGGGAGGGAGAGATGGATACCGATAAGCTAAGAGAGCTCCAGTCGTTGGATTTAGAGCATAAATTAATCCTCACTAAGGGCCGCATCCAGGAATGGTACGAACACTGGGACGGTAAAGTCTATGTTTCCTTCTCTGGGGGTAAGGACAGCACGGTATTGCTGCATATCGTCCGGCAGTTATACCCCGAAGCGCCAGCAGTGTTCTGCGATACAGGGCTTGAGTATCCGGAAATAAGGCAATTTGTAAAAAGCATTAATGGCGTAGTTTGGCTTAAGCCGAAAGCTACATTTATGCAAGTAATTGATAAATACGGCTATCCCATAATACGGAAAGAAGTTGCGCATGCGATTGAAAGTGTCAGGCGGAATCCGTATTGTAAAAATTCCAAGAAACTATTGACTGGTTATATGTCGGATGGCAAGAAAACAGTTTTCTGTATACCCGAAACATGGAAATACCTCATAGGTACACCTTTTAAGATAAGTGAAAAGTGTTGCTATTGCATGAAAAAGAAACCCTTTATGCAATATGAAAAAGCAAATAAAAGAGCAATGATGACCGGCGAAATGGCCTCCGATAGTATGTCAAGGAAAACAGAATATATCGCAAATGGTTGCAATGCCTACAATTTGAAAAGGCCTAAATCAACGCCTCTGGGGTTTTGGTTAGAGTCTGATATTTGGGAATATATAAGAACTTTTAATGTGCCTTATTCAAAGATATACGACATGGGCTATGACCATACCGGCTGTATGTTCTGCTGTTTCGGTTGCCATTTAGAGCCAGAGCCTAACCGATTCCAGAGAATGCAGGTGACGCACCCGAAACAATACGACTATTGCATTAATGGAGGACAATTCGTAAATGGTAAATGGGGACCGAGTAAAGAAGGGTTAGGGCTTGGTTTTGTTCTTGATTATATTGGGGTTCCTTACAACGATGACAGGAACCTATGGCCCACAAAAGAGCTTCTAGAAAGTAGGTGACATAATGACTAAAAACTTAAAACCCGGCGAAAAGCCCATACTTTTCTCGGGCCCCATGGTTCAGGCGATTCTGAATACGAGACCCAGCGTCTGGCCCCCGGAGCCGATAGACCCGGCGAAACCGCTTAAGTGGCAGACGAGAAGGCTTCCCTCAAAGAGGGTTATCGACAAGTGGTATGAGTATGACGATTGGTGCAACGCCGTAAGAACGTATGAGAAATCATTTTATGAGCATTACCCACCCTGCGAAGTCGGGCAGAGGCTATGGGTGCGGGAGAAATGGGGAGATATCGGTAGCTATGACGATGGCAACGGATACAGAACGCACTACGCTTATGCCGCAGATTTTGCCTATGGAACGGGTTTTCATGAGTATTCTGGAGATTTATATGTAGAGGATGAAATTCATTGGAAGCCCCCCCGCTTCATGCCCAAGGCAGCCGCTCGGATATGGCTGGAAGTGAAAAACGTAGCCATAACTAGGCTGCAGGATATTTCGGTGGAGGATTGTCTTGCCGAGGGAATTGAGATCCAATTCCCACACCCGAAGCCGCCATATATCAGTCTGGCATACGGCAAACAGGTGCTAAAGCCTGCGTATATAGACGCGTATCAGACCCTGTGGGAAAGCACGATTCAGAAGAAAGATTTACCGCTGTACGGTTGGAATGCGAACCCCTGGGTTTGGGTTTACGAGTTTGGGAGGGCCGCCTTAGAGGACTCGGGAATGCCGTAGTGCCGCAGGTGGTTTACCCGATATTCCAGGGTATTGTGGAGATAGAACGGAGGGATGCGTGATGGACGAGAAAAGGCGCTGCGGCACCTGCAAGTACTGGGTGCCTGAAACAAAAGGCATGGTGGCCCGGGCGAAAGCGAAGCAACCGTGGCCGCACTGCGGTATAAACGGGAAAACGAAGCTGGGGGACGACAAGCCCTGTCTGGCGTGGACCAGGAGGAAGGAGGAAAAATAGTGGGTATCCATATAGGTATCGAAACGCAATATGGGGGCTTTTATGTTACGGGCAGTTTGAAACCTCTAACCTTCAGGCTGTGTCTTGGTTTTTTCGCAATAACGGTTCTCCCGGTATATTTCGACGATATGCTTAAGGGTTATGTGGAGAACGAGAAAGGAGAAAAAATAGATGCCCTGTCTGGCGTGGACCAGGAGGAAGGAGGAGAGTATTAAAGATGGCTAAGAAGCAAACACCGGAACAGCAGATTAAAGAAAACTGTGAAAAAGCTGTTGGTACGATAGCCCGGTGGAAATCCATCAGGGTAAATGGATGCAATGACCCCGGTTGGCCAGATGGGGTAAATATGAACCTGTTGCGGAATCATCTTATGTCGTACAAAAAGCAGATCAGGGAACTTTGCATAGCCAATGATCTGCTTTTACCCCCAGAAGTATATACTCCTGATTTGCCTTACACTGACTGCAATTATTTTGCAAAGCCTGAAAGCGATAGAGCAAAACGGATTATGAACCGCCCGGGCTGGCAGTGTTACAACCACGAACCAATAGGCGGCGAATACGACGAAAGACAGTTATCGCTGTTTTAAGGAGGGCATAGATGATGAAAATACGCGAAGAGGTCCGCTGGTTTGCGGAAGAAATGGAGAAACAGCTCAGAGCAAATGAGCATAAGGGCGGTTGGCAGGACTGTAACCCTGAGTTTCTTCTGGAAGAGCTTCATAAAAACTACACCGAGCTATATTTGCTTTTCCCAAAAGATACTGCGGATATTTGCCGCCGGGCAGCCAATATAGCTAACTTTGCCATGATGATAGCGGATAAGTATAAGGCGGTTAAGGAGGATGATAGTAAATGACAGTTAGGCATATGTGCGCCGATATTCGCGGCATGTTAGAAAATAACACTCGGAAAGGCTCGCTAAAAGGGGTGTTTGAAGATGAAACAGGGCGTAGATTGTCGCATGAAGAGGCAAGAGACTATCTATATGACTGTTTGGCAAAAGGGTGGAAGGTAGTACCTATAGGAGATTGTGATAACTTCGATTACCAAACAGGTTGTAAAGGCCATTAGTGCGCAGTTTGATAAAGAAGCGAAGTAAGAGAGGGGTGTTTAAATGGGTAAGTATTTGGAAGTCCTGAACGAAATCAAAGCGGAGTTTGGGGATAATTGGATATTTCCTGCAGCCGAAACCGTACTTAAGTTAGCGCGGCGGGAATATAGGGACAACACGCTTATAAACACCGAATTTGAAGATATTCAAGCGAGGGCACTGGAACTTATGCGGCCCTACATTACAAAAAAATATGCGGACAAGCCGACCAATTACGGAATGATTAAAACCACAGAGGATTTAACAACAGTGCTTGTAGATCAAAAATACTGCGAAAGTTGCCTTTATAACAGAGATGGCTTGTGTGCTTTTGATGCGGACAAAGAATCAATCAATATGTACACGGCTTGTTATAATGCAGCAGTTGCATGGCTGCAGGAGGGAGCAGAATGAACGCAATGTTTACGACTAGGACGTTTGAAGATAATAGGCTTGAATTTAATATCGATAACGGCCTGGATCAAGACCTGGTGAGGTATTGTGATGAAATCTGTCAGAAAAGCTGCGGCTTTGACTTCGACCCGGCTTGCGGCGATTGTCATGTAACTAGGCTATATTACACGATGGTGCGTTTGTCCGAGTATGAAGATACCGGTTTGCATCCAAAAGAAGTTGCCGGATTAAAATCCCAACTTACTGAGATACAGCGCAGGGGTAAAGCTGCAGAGAAAGAACTGGACGATTCGCAACCATGCTTTGCTTGTGCTGGATTCGAAAGAAACGGTGGGAAGTGCTTTGGTGCAGGAACATGCCGGATCAGAGACATAGCTCGCCTAAGTGGAGTTGAATATAAGGATCTGGCACACGGAGAATCGTGGCGCTGGCGCGGCCCGGAGAAAGTAGAGATGCAGGAAAATATTGAAGCAGTTTTGAGGGCTGTCAGCGAAATTGGCTATACCCAATCCATGGATGATGGGAAGGAGTGAAGAACTTTCCTGTTGGGAATAAATATAGATTCCCGGCCAGCCGGGGAAGGGAGTAAATTGCAATGACTAATCCAGAAACATTTTCTAATCTTCAAAAAGTGATTGAAATTCTAAAATCACAGAATGCAGAGTCTGCCTTGATTGAATCTGTGGAAGCGGGGAGAAACGCAATACTTGCATTCGAAATGATGGGCATTATGGCGCAGCAGGAAGAAAAGTGATGTTACGCAGTCCAAGGATTATACGACACAGAGGGGGGAGAAAGTTTGAACTCAGGGGCTTTTCTGGTAGCTAGGGATATATTTGAAAACCCTATATGGATCAATCCTACTGAATTTAGGATGTTTATTTTAATACTTGGGAAAGCCGCCTTTGCTGAAGAAGGGGTTAATGTTGGCAATATGCATATAAAAAAAGGCCAGTGGATTAGATCATATCGAAACCTACAGAGCGATTTAGAATATGTCGAAAATAATGCGGTTAAACGTCCTGGACTTGCCACCATAGAGAGGACTGTTAAAAAACTGGTTAAGGATGGCCGTATCCTGGCTGAACCTTGTGGGCTCGGAACACTGTTTACAGTTGTTAACTACACTAAATACCAGGCTCTTGAGGGTTACAAGAAAGGTACTAGGAACACCGCGAGAAACAGCAGCGGAACAACAGCGGAACAGCAGCGGAACAATAATAATAATGCTAATAATGCAGAAGAAGATATAAATATAAACAATAACCCCCCTATATCCCCCCAAGAGAAAATCAAGCACCTTGATTATGTCTATCTCACCCCGGATGAGCATGAACGATTAGTCACCGAATTTGGGCATGAAGATACACAGTGGATGATTGAGCAGCTTGATATTTACATTGGGCAGAACCCTAAGAAAAATAATCGCTACACGGACCATAACCGCGCGCTCAGGGGATGGGTCAAAGAAAAACTGATACAGAAAAAAGAGGGTAAAGTTTCTCAGTTTAAGCCCAGAAACAGGAAGAGACAATCACAGCGAGAGGAGGAGACTGATTTTGGATTCCACAAGATTTAATACCTGCTGGCAGTATTTCAATCCACCGCGCAGACTACAGGGCGCAACCTTTAATAGCTATATACCCAAATGCGGCTCTCAGCAGGCGGCTTTAGAAACCTGCCGGACATATTCCACAGATGACATCAAAACAGGCCGGGGATTGCTGCTTATAGGTACCTACGGTACAGGTAAAACCCATCTAACGATAGCGACGGTGCGGGCGTTGATGGAAACTGCACCTGATTTATTTGGGGTGCGGAATGATTCACAAACGCTCTACGACCCTACCAGAGAGGACTACCGGGGCTTATATTGCTCGTTCTTTCCGGTAATGGAACTCTTGGACGCATGGCGGCCGGGAAGCGAAGCAAAGAAGCAACGAGGAGAGTGGCTATTTCACCGGGCCAAGACTGATGATCTGGTTGTCCTGGATGATATAGGGGCCGAAAAGGCAACTGAATGGACGGAAGATAGGCTTTATGCCGTAGTAGATGCCAGATATCGCATGGAGAGGGCAACGATATTCACCACCAACAGCAGCGAAAAGGACTTACTAAGCAACGGCTACGGCAAAATCGTTTCCCGTATGTTTGAAATGACGGATCCGGTACCCGTCACTGGCCCCGACCACCGGAGAAAACGCGCATGAGCAAACTAGATAACTTCGTCCCCTTCCTGACGGTAACCAGGGACGGGGAGATCACGGGCGATTACTGGACTTATATATCTAACTTCGAGCTCCGCAAACAGGCGGAATGGGCGGAGTACCCAGAGAAGGAGCGGCTGGTAGGGGAATTAAAAGCGGGAGGAAAACGCAAAGCGAGGGCAATGTAATGCAGTTAGATGCTATTAAACCGGGGATGGAAATCGAATATTATCACCTTGTAAGTATGCACAAAAATAAAGGCTCAAGGCATAAGGTCCGCATCGGCACAGTCAAGCAAGTAACCCCGCGCATGATAGCGGTCCAGGGGAAGAAGTACCCCGACACAATTCTGGTTAACGATCTGCTCTCAGGGCAGGCGGCTATAGTGAAAATCAAACAGGAGGGAGAGGTAATTATGAGTAAACCAAAGCGTGAAGCACCGACGAGGGAAGAGTTGAGGGTTCTGTGGATTAAAAACAAAGCCAAGATAGAGCCCATCCGCAAGGAGCTAGGTGTTACCTGGGCAGACGCGAAGAAGCTTCTGGTGGAGGCAGGCATAATAGACAGCCTAAGCAGGCCGATACAAGAAGAGCAGACCCCGACCCCCGCACCGGAGACGGTTGGCAGCCAGGAACCGGTAAACGAGGGCAGCACGGAGTCTGCTATTGAAAGTATACCCGAAAACATACCCGAGGTAATAACAAACCCTGTCACACAACCGAAGTGTTCACCACAATACCTTGCGGTTTTAATCGCCATGACGGAGATTACCGCCGGCGCTCGTTCGGATGTGCAGAGAGTTTTGGAAAATCCGGTGGCCCTGGCTCTTATAAAAGAGCTCATAGAGCAGGAGGCGGTATAGGCATGAATACCGATCTGATGTTTAGCAGCAAGAAAGACGACTGGGAAACGCCACAATCCCTATTTGATGAGCTTAATAAGGAATTTGGCTTTAGTATTGACGTTTGCGCCAGCAACCAAAATGCAAAAGTTAACCGGTTCTGGAATTGGGACATGGATTCACTGAAAATACCATGGATAGAGTGGGCAACCAGCAACAATATGCCGCCCGTGTTCTGGATGAATCCGCCCTACGGGCGCGAAATAGGTAAATGGATTAAAAAGGCATACGAAGAAAGCCTAAAAGGGGCTACAGTAGTATGTTTATTACCGGCCCGGACAGATACTCGCTGGTGGCACGACTACTGTATGAAAGGCGAGATCCGTTTTATTCGGGGAAGATTGAAATTCAGTGGATGCAAGCACAGCGCACCATTCCCGAGTGCAATAGTGATATTTGAGGGAGGGCGAGCTAATGCGCATAGATGAGCTGCCGGCAGGCACAACACCGGAACAAAGATGCCGCGCCGCACTCCTTGCGAAAGGGGTGGCTGAGATATGACCACCATGACAATTCCCGGCGTACTCCCGGGAATGAATGAAATCGTAGAAGCGGCCAGAGGCGATAAATACGCTTCCAGTAAGCAAAAGAAGGAGTACACCGATATAGTAGCCTGGACCGCTAAGGCTGCCAGAATACCGCATATGGAGCGCATAGACATAACTTTTCGTTGGTACGAACCCAACAAAAGGCGAGACAAAGATAATATCATGGCTGGAGCTAAGTTTATCTTAGATGGATTGGTAAAGGCCGGAATAATCAAGAATGACGGCTGGGCGCAGATAGGGGACATTTCCCATCTTTTTGATGTTGACCGGCATAATCCCCGGGTGGAAGTGGAGATTACAGGGACGGAGGAGGCGAGGGACTCATGAGGACGGAAGAACTGGTTTTTAAGCTACAGAATGAAGTTGCTGCCCTTCGGGAAGAAACCGACCTGCAGCGGCAGAGTATTATACAAAACCTTTCCTGCCAAGTAGCTATGTATCGCGAAGCCCTGGAAGAAATTACGGAGGAATTAGAAAACTGCTATGGCCGAGATACAGAATTAACCATAAAGGCGAGAGGAATCATTAATTGTCCAGACTCTAGGCAGGTGGTAGATGCAGCCCAAAAGAGACAGGCGGCAATCCAAAATAGTTACGATGCCACGCACCACAACGAAAGAGCTATGTGCGCCGATGAAATAGCGGTGGCGGAAAAGGAGCTGATTAAGGCAGCCCGAGACTTGGTTGATTACGAAACGCGGACATACGGCAGAAGTAAATACGTCCGCAAGTTGAAACGGGCCCTTGATGCGCTGGAAGAGGTGAAGTTATGAAATTAACCTGGAATCTCTACTGGCGAGTAATAGCGGCGCTTAGCTTTGCTACGGTGTTTGCGGTGATAGATTTATACCTCGTGAATCTGAGCAGCTACGTAGCTGGCGGGCTGCTGGCCTGGGTGATTTTGGAGGGGAGGAATAAGAAATGCTGAGCATTGAAATAGCGAAGAAGTTAAAAGATGCGGGGCTCAAGTGGGATCCAAAACTCCGGGACCCTTTTTACTATCGGGAGGATGATGATTGGGAAATGGACGTGCTAAATAAACAAGACATGCAAGAGGCAACATCTGAAGTTGACGAGTATATAGCGGATTGGGTTTTCGCTCCCCGGCTGGACCAGACGCTGGCATATATGGAGGAGCAAGGCTACAAGGTGGAATCCACGCAGGACGCATGTTATATATTCCACCCGGAAAAGAGCTCATACTGGCGGGAATTTCTTGCGGAGAACCGTATAAATGCCGCTGCGGAAGCCTTGTTATACATTCTTGAGGGGAGGACTACCCATGAATAAACAAGCTGAACGGGAAATCCATTGCGACAAATACTGCCGCCAATACCGGCGCTGCACTGTCCACTGGGGAACCGAATGCAAGCGGCAGGGCGGCCGCAGAATACCGAGGATGAAGTCGTACCCGCATGAGTTTGCGGCAGAGGTGGAACCCCCGGTAACACAGGAGAAGAGAAACCGGTTTAAAGAGGTAATAAACACGGCGAGGGCTAAGGTGGCTAATTGGTAAGAAGGAGTGAAAGTATGAAGAAATTGAACATAGGGCAAGTCCTCGCGCACAAAGAAGATATTGAATTTGAGGGATTTTTAGGAAGTAAAAAACTAATCAAAGCAGGGACTAAGGTTTATGTTGGTGCAGATAAATTTGCGCATTACCTAAATGGAATAATTCAGCCGTTAGGGGAATGCAATAAAGAAGGGTATTCAGTTAAAGGCATAGCGGATTGGGTGTATATGTGGGTATCAGCCCGTTTACCCATAGATGAGTTTTTAGATAGTTATGAGATTTCAAAAGCAGAATTTAAAGAACATATAGAAGATGCATTAGAGGAACTTGGAATGTGGGATAACACAGGTAATAGGAGTTAAGTCTTTTGACACCCCCCGGCGGCAGGGTAAAGCCGTATAAGTTTAGGGAGGGCAATGGCATGAGCAAGAAGCAGAATAGGAAGTCGATGCCTGAGTGGAAAAAGCTAGTAGACAGGGATATGCGGCTATATCTTACCTGGGGCCGGGTAATGGAACATCAGGCCGATCTGCTCCTTGCCCTTGAACTTACAGGGGCGAGGGTGACGCCTGTATACGAACTGCGCGAGGGCTCTGCCAGCGGCCCTGCGATAAATCAAATAGAGAAGATTGCTGTTACAAGGGATTTTGCCCGGAAGAAAATTACTGTCGGTCAGCAGTACCGGGCAAACATGGAAGAGATAGTGCGGATTGCGGCCGGAGGCGACCCGGACAAAGAAACTTTTATCCACCGGTACTGGTGGACCAAGGAAACCACTATTAGGGAGAGAGGCGCTCTGGTTGTTGCGGCTCTGCCATTCCTGGCTCACAGATCGTGGAAAACCGGGAAAATCGGGAAGCCAAACAGCACGTTTTATGCCTGGAGAGCGGAGATGTATGAGAAAATCGGAGAACTGCTGGGGTATTACGGAGAGTAATCAGACTTGCCCCTGGCGCCGGGGCAGGAAACATAATTTTAAAAGAAAGGTGGTGGATCCTCCGAGGCCAATATACATGGTGATACAATATGCTACACAGGGACTGGGGAAAGCCGGGTTACGTGCCCGGCTTCTCTTCTGTACTATTCTACGAATTCTAGTTTTCGCCTAGCAGATGGATTCCAGATTTCTGCCCCATCGTAGAGCCAAATTACAACCGGCTCCACTGTTTTCCCTTGGTAATAAATGGCTTTTGTAATATTGTTAGATGTCTTTTGTAGCGTTCTGGGTTTTAATCCTGTCGCTGCCGAAAATATATAATTCATTTCCTCTATAAGGGAATAATTGCCGTATATTTGCAATTTCTTTTGAGGATAACGCTGCCCCTTTTTACTGAGTGCATAACCCATGTATACTGAACTATGGAGCTCCACCCATGCCCTACAAAAACCCTTATCGTTTATGTTGCTGGAAGGATATCGTCTCTCTTGAGCTTGCCTTGGTGACCAATCACAAGCCTTCAGCAGTTCCTTGAGAGAGTCAACCGTTTCGGCCCGAATGATTTTCAAACGGTACTGAGGAACTGTCCTACCTGAGATTTTTTGGATTGCCGAAGTAATTCCTAAGCACTCGCGGACCGTATTAATGTACCAGCGGTCCCGATGCCGCACCAAATATCCTTCTGCTCCTTCTCCCATCGTACCCCACAAGAGGCCTAATATATAAGCCCCTGTGTCGGTTGTAACATTTATCATTTTTTTACAGACTCGGTGAAAACATTGGGGAGCGCAGCGAAATGCTTTTGCATAACCGCTTTAAGTTGGCCCGTCGCAATACATAGCTCGTCATAGTCGTTCCGCTGTATGGCCCGCTCCAATCGGGCAAAAACTTGCATTGTTTCGGACTCCCATGCTGCCGCCCATTCGATTTTTATTTCCGATGCAACTTCTGGCGATTTGGCTTTTGCCAACCGCTGTGATATAGATTTACGCCCCATAACTAACACCTCCAAGTTGTTACTGTACCTTTTTTAATATTATTGTCCCATTGCGGTTAAGGTCAGCGTCTACTATCGCCGGGCTGTTGTACTGCTTGGTTAGCGGGCAGTAACTGCCCCTAGCATTGTAAATGCACTTTTCGCCATACTGAGATCTCCCGACCTCGTAGCCATCTGGCAGCACATACATTTTCCCGCCATCGTCGTACCCCTCATAAGAGCAGGTATCATCACCCCACGGATACAAGGAGTAACCCTCTCCTTGCTCGTCCATCATGACTGCTCTGGTACAGGTGATTTTATAGATTTTTATTTTTGTCATTATTAATGCCCTCCTTTACTTTTTGGAGACAATTGTGTTAACCTTAAAGTGTCGTATCAAGCGCGGATTAAAACAACTTTAGTTTTTGGTGCAGCAATAAGGGGTAAGCGCCCCTTATTGCTTTTCTGGGGCTAATTAGCCTCGCAGTCGCCATAACAGTAAGTCCCGCATTTGGGACAGATGTTGGTGCCGCGAGCAGCTATATCATCAGCTGCCTTGTCCGCAAATGCCTTGCGCTCGGCGATAATTGCGTCAACCGCTCGGCTAAACTCCCGCGCACCTACCAGCAGGTCAGCGGGGCAATCTCCAGGCTGTGATAAATAGACTACATGCCAGCCGGTTTTACCGACAGTGTTGTCGGGCAATCCGCTCATAGCGCAGTTGATGCTTACGTAATTGGGACTTGCGCTACTCCAGCTAAATAAATTATCCTCGCTTACTGCGCTGCTAAAATTGGGCCCAGCAGCATGTGTCTCGTCAATATGGCTCTTGGTTATAATCTTCATCTTTATTTTCCTCCTCTATGTTATAAATTGAGATTGACATATCTATCCCATCCTGGTAATAACCCGAATACTAATGTCCTCCAGGCCAACTGCCTGATGTGGGGAAGTAAACCCTTCTGAAGCTCGGCTACTTTTTCCCTGCTGAATAGGGAAACAGACTGCCTGTTCGCCAAGCTGAAGCCCAGCAAAAAGCTTTGTTTCTGCCTGCACCGCACCGAAGGACTCCACTAAGGCGCGGGTATCCGGATGGCCGATATAATGCGGAACGCCGGTAATATCTATGTTGAGGACTTCCCCTGTTCCCCTGCAATTGGGACAAGTCCCTAATGCCTGAATGGTTTCCACTCTGTATGTACCATCCAAGGGCAATACGGTGGTGCTTAGAACGGCTACAAACATATCATTTCCCCTCCTCTCTGGCGTAGGACGCCACCCTGATTCCTTTGCCACCCCTGCTGAGGCGGCAGGTAAGCTAAAAACTGAGGGATTAAAGGAGCCCGGCCTCCCGCGCGGCCTCGCATATGGCCTGGTCCACATCATCCAATAGGCCATCGTCCTCCTGCTTGTTGCGGAAATTAAGGCATTCGGACATATCTTCAATATCATCAAATCTCTCCTCAAATCGGCCCTCAATTTCGAGAATAAAATCCGGATTCCTAGGGGTCCCTGTATATCTTGCGGATACCCTCTCCAAATTTAGACTGTTTATTAAATCTACTAAATTTTTAATCCTCTTTTCCATATGTTCCCGTCTCCTTTCGCCCCGCTCCCTCAGAGCTGCCGGGCTAGTCTTTCTCCTCGGCTTTCTCAAAATATTCCTCAAGGGCCTTTGCCACTATCTCAGTTTTTGTCTTTCCAGTGTTCTTGGCAAGTGCTTCCAGCTTATCGTTGAGTTCTGCCGGAATGCGGAAATTTAACTGTACTGTTGCTATCGCCATGATTCTTCCTCCTTGCTGCATTTGTAAATATAATACACTTGCTTGCTTTATAAAGCAAGGAGTCTATCTGTGTATGTTTTTAAACTTCCGGTAAGACCGAGTAATATAGTGTTTAAAGTAGTCATATTTGCCCTCGGAATACATGTACATATAGTCCTCAGGATTTTTAAGGCCTCTCTTAATGGCGTTTTCAAAGGCCTGCTTTGGATCTGTGATGTTCAGGTCTTTAAAGCACGAGTCTTTTGGCAATTGCATCCCTCCTTCCCTTGCGCCGGGTAGGCCCCGGCTGGACTATTATCAGGCGGGTTAGTCATCCTCTATTCGCTCAATTGCATACCAGGCATTGCTCTCTCTGAGCATATTCCCTTTTTTCATTTCAATGAGATTATTCATGATAGCGTCCATGTTCCAATCTATAGGTGCATTGCTAAGTAATCCGGTTGTGAGGGCCTCAATGCAACCAAGTGCCTCATGTGCCGTGGTGCAATCGCAGGTCAACGGGAAGCGCCCATTGTCAACAGTAATTCTATATATCATCTTTCCCCTTCCTTTCTGCCGGGATTAGCCGCCCGGCCTCGGCTGGTTATTAGTACCTGCTCCTTATGTGCTTCCCTCGCATGTAATCTATCCGGGTACATTGCCTAAGTCTCTCGATAAGGCGCTCGTTTGCCTTCCTGGCTGCCTCCCTATCGCCGATGCCTCCGGCTGTGCTAATCCCGTACACAAAATCCAGCTTTCCTGTCCATCCACATATTTTTGCTATTTTGTTTATCGCTTCCTTTTCCGCCTGCATGGTATCTATCAGCCTTCCGGTATCATCGTCATGGTGCCAGATGCCAAAGGGGATAGAGCTCACTTTCAAATAATCAGTATCGTTATCCGGGATGCAAATGGGAATGATAACATACTCTATATTCATGCTATCCGCTCCTTTCTAAAAATCCTCAAGCAAAGCATTTGCCTTGATTCGGGATTCTTAACTTCCGGTTTTGCCCCCGCTTTCTCTTACGTTCTCCTGACTTTACGGAAACCACCTTATAGGCCAGGTGCGCCATGTACTCGCGGCTTACGGGTATTCTGCTGTGAAAGAGCTAGAGATTTTAACTTTGCGGCTCCCCCTGTTCTTCGCCGGTGTCTCTCGAACCGCCCGAACCGTCCGGCCTATGATTAAATTATAAAGCAAGCAAGCAAGCAAGTCAAGCGAAATTTAAAACGGCTATAAACCTGCACGCTACCGGCATCCAAGCCACTTTCACCCCCAGGCTGTGAAAATGAGAACAAAGTTTTTTATAAAATAAACGCAAAAAGGGGACGGAGAAGAGCCTGCGAGCCTTAGAGCCATGCTGATTACAGAGGTTTGACAAAAGTCTGTAAAAAATAAGCGAAAGTCAATGTTATAATGGAACCATGGAGAGTTGCCGAGGGGCGGCATAACTTAATACATTCGAGCCTGGCGCGAGCCGGGCTTTTTATTTTGGAGGTTACAATGCATGTTCGCATTATTATCTCTGACGAAGAAAAACAGGAAGTAGCTGGAATTTGGGGTATGTCGCTAAATATACGGTTTCGCGTATTGGACATGTTTAAAGGCCCACTATACGACTACTATGTGATTTGGCTGCCCGACTACTCCACCACAGTTAGGTGCCCGGTAAAATGGGTGAGAAATTAGATATTGAGTTTTGCTATGCAGACCTACCATAGTATATGTATATAGTAGAATGGTATGGAGCATCTTTAACAAAGCCAATAAAATAGCCACTTTAAGAGCAAAAACGTAGCGTCATTTCCGCGTCTTTTTTATGCCTTTTTTGACGCGAATATGACGGTAAGAGGTGAACGCAAAAATGATAAAGGAAACTAGGTATATAAGTGAAAAGACCGGTGAGTTAATAACCGGACAGAAGCAGCGTGTAGGCGAACGCTTTGACCCTGAAAGAGGATATTTATTCAGACACCAAAAACACGGATTTAAACAATTTGACGATATTTCTTTCCCAGAAAGCCTTACGGACGCCGAAATAGGCAAGTTAACCAGACTGGCTAAAAACATTTATCGGGATAGCAATTTGCTTGCTTACAGGGGAAATGGCGGAATTAAACCCCATACCCCGGAAACGATGTCAAGAATTATTTGCCTGGGGCAAAGACAAATAGAACGATTCTTATCCAAAATGATTAAGCAGGGGATGATGGCTAAATGCCGGGTAGAAGTGGGAGAAAAAACGGAAATTCATTACTATATAAACCCACTTTATTTTTTCAGCGGCAAGCGGATTAATTTGAACTTATATTTATTGTTCCGGACGCAGCTTGATGCTTATATCCCGAATTGGGCCAAAAGCTTGTTTATAGAACAGACAGGCCAAAGCAAACTGAATTGATGATAGGCATAGCAGTGTCAGGTGGTTGGATAAACTCTCCCCTTGTGGTAGCATTAGGGAAAAAGGAGAGGGGAAATACTAATGGAGTTTGAGCAAAGACGAGAATTAAGAGACAAATTACTTAAAAAGGCATACGACTATTACTTCGAGAAGAATGGGAGCGAAATGTATGTTGATGAAGGTAAAGAAGGCCCCGAAACACTTTTAGCATATGAGTATTTAAAGGATAAAAGATTGATTGAATATATCCATTTTGGCGGCAAGGAAATGAAGGCAAAAATTACATCATTGGGAATAGATTTTATTGAAAGTGGACAGAAATTTAACAAATGATTGTTAACCGTTGCAAGCCCCTACGGGGGCTTTTTTCATGCGGATTTTAGGAGGTGGGGAGAGTGGCAGATAAGATAACAATTAAACAAGAGAAATTTGTACAGGGCTTATTTGCTGGCCTATCTCAGAGGGATGCATACAAAGAAGCTTTTAATACAACGAATATGAAAGAAAAAACCATAGATGAAAAAGCGTGTTTACTGGCGGGACGGGACAAGATTAGGGCAAGACTTGAAGAGCTCCAAAATGAGGTTAAAGAGCGCAATATGGTTACTATCCAGAGGATCCTCCAAGAGTACGCCAGACTTGGTTTTTATGACCCTCGCAAGTTCTTCAATGATGATGGCAGTCCAAAAGGCATCCAAGAGCTGGATGATGATACCGCGGCAGTGTTAGCGGGGCTTGAAGTTATGGAAATATGGGAAGGCCGGGGCGATAATCGTCAGTTTGTTGGCTATCTAAAGAAATACAAATTGCCAGACAAGAAGGGCGCTCTAGATTCAATGGCCCGGCACCTGGGGATGTTCGTGGAGAAAAAAGAAATTACTGGGACCCTGGAAGTAGGTATAAAATTGCCTAGTGATATACCGGATGATTAACCAGAACCTTGAACGATTGCCCGAAATAACGAACGATTCCTTCTATCGGCTGCACAATGACAAAAGCCGCTATTTGGTTCTTGTCGGCGGCGGCGGCTCCGGAAAATCGGTGTTTGCAGCGCAAAAGGTAGTCCGGCGAGTAGCGGGGAGAAGAAAACACAGAATTTTAGTAGTTCGCAAAGTAGCCAAGACCCTGCGCGAAAGTTGTTTTGCTTTGGCGCGCGGGGTTATTTCGGACTTTGGCCTGACAAATTTATTCCGGGTCAACAAATCAGACATGACTATCCGGCACGCAAACGGCAATGAAATTATCTTTGCGGGCCTGGATGATGTCGAAAAACTGAAATCAATATACAATATCACTTCCATATGGATTGAAGAGGCCAGCGAGATAGAAGACACCGATTTTAGACAGCTCGACATACGCCTGAGAGGCGAATCCGATAGCTACAAGCAAATAATACTCAGCCTGAATCCGGTTTATCACGGGCATTGGATACTGCAGGAATTTGTCGGCCC